CGTCTACGTTCTAAGCAATGCGGTCTGCAAGTCGGCGCACGAGCTGAACACCAAGGACGGCCAGGTCCGGGTTCGGTTCGAAGGCACGAACTGCGACGAGATCTAAGCCATGGCCGATGACAGCGTCTGGGCTCTGACAGTCACCCTCTCAGAGCCGATTGAACTGAAGAACAAGACCACGGGCGATGTCATCGAGACGATCCCCGAACTACCCTTCCGCAAGCCATCCGCGATGGACATCATCGAGGTCGGCGGCAACCCTGTCCTGATGGACATGTACGCCGACGATCCGATGAGCACGCTTCGGTTCGACGGCAAGCAGATGTCGGCTATGATGGCTCGCCTGTCCGGCAAGCCGATGTCGACGATCGCCCGCATGAGCCCCGCTGACTGGACGCATTGCGCTTGGTCGCTCTCGGGTTTTTTTCTGCCGGCGCGGCCGACGGCCTCATCCGCATCTGCCTGAAGCTGGCGATGGTCTACAAGACCGACCCGGCTTCCATGCTGTCTAAGTCGCCGGACTACATCGCCACCCTCCTAGAGCACACGCCCGACGTGCTGGACGAGATGATCGAGGCGAACCTCTATGGCCGATGAAACCCTGCGTATGCAGGCCGAGGTCGTGGATCGCTTCTCCGGTCCACTCAAAAGCCTTCGGTCTCAGCTTCTCGACACAAGCCGCCAAGGCGCCGGCCATGGTGAGGCCCTGGCAAAAGGCTTGGGCAAAGTCGAGGGCGCAGCTAAGTCCGCAGGGCAGGCCGCTTCGACCGTTCTCAACCCCGCGCTTGCGACCGTGGGCGTCACCAGCCTCAGCGCCGTCGTGGCGGTCAACGGTATCGTCTCGGCCCTGAAGTCCTTCGGCGGCTCCATCTCGGCGCTTGGGCAGCTCGGTCGTGAGACCGGCATGGCGGCCGATCAGCTGCGCGTGTTCCAGAGCGTGGCCGGCAAGTTCGGCATCTCCGGCGACGAGTCGGCGGCAGCTGCCAAATCCTTCGCCAACAACATGCGCGACATCCGCCGCGGCGTCGGCGAGACCATGGGGTTCCTGCAGTCGCAGAACCCGATCGTGGCGCAGTTCGCTCTGAAGCTGAAAGGCACAAAGAGCAACGACGAGGCGATGAAGCTCGCCGAGGATTTCATCGAGCAGATACCCGACGCTGTGGATCGCGGGCGGTTTGCTGAAAAGCTGTTCGGCAACGTCGACTTCGGCCGGCTCGGTGACCGGCACCTCGGGTCGATCGCCAAGCTCCGCGACAAGATGCAGGAGAAGCTGGGTCCGTTGGATCCTGCCGCCGTCGAGAGCGCCGAAAAATTCGAGCGCGCGATGAGCGATTTGCGCTCGTCCATGTCCAAGGTCGGCATGACCATCGCCTCTGAGCTGATGGTGCCAGCCGAAAAGTTCACGTCCTGGATGAACGATCTCGTTTCGGGACAGCGCGGCGACCTTCTGAAGGGCCTGCGTCAGGGCCTACAGGACGTGAAGAAGGAACTTGGCGAGATCAACTGGAAGCAGGCCGGCGACGATGCCACTGCGTTCCTGCGCGAGAGCACTGCGCTTGCCGGCTCGCTCGCCAAGGCCTTCCACGAAGTTGCCGAGGTCATCCATTCGCTGCGTGATGGTGAATATGCCCAGGCGCTGCGCGGCGCAGATGGCGCCCAAGGGCCGCTCGCCCGCCGCCTAGCGCCTCGCGTTGGCGACGATCAGATCAATGCTGAGGAGAATGTCGATCGCCTGCGCAAGCTGCGCGATATGTCGAAGGAAGCTTCTGGGCTTCTGATCGGCCGCACGCAGCAGCGTATGGGCTTGATGGACACCCCTGAGGCCGCGCAGCAGAAGCTGGATGCGGCCGAAGCTGAACTCAACCGGTTAAAGAGCCGAAGCCCCGAACAGCGCCAAAAGGATTTTGAGGCCAGCGACAAGCTGCGTAAATCCATCGAAAATCTGACCGATGAGATGAAGAGCCGGCGCGATGGTGCGACGGCTCAGAAGTCCTCGGCCGATGGGGATGGGCCGTTCGCAGGCGCTCGCGTGCAAACGGCCGGCTATGGCGGCGCTCGTCTTTATGGCGGCGGCTCTGGTCCCGGTTATCGTGGAGAGCAGGGCGAGCGCGATGCTGCCCGTGAGCAGTTCCGTGAGCATCTGAAGCGCACCGTGCCGGGCTATACCGGTGGCGACACCGTGCCGCTGGCGCCAGGCGCGCGCGTGTCGCCTATGGACGGCAACGGGCCGCGGATGCCCCCCCTTGAGGGAGCCCGCGGGCGTCCAGCGAGAGGCGCACTGGGAGCCAATCAACAGGAAGCTTACCGGGCCGCCAGAGCGGAAGGCCTATCCGACGCTGCTGCTCGTGCGCTCGTGGCGAACATGACGGGCGAAAGCCTCGGCAACCCACGGGATCATCACTGGGACCGCAAGCACATGTCTCAAGGCATTGTGCAGTGGGACCCTCAGCGGGCAGAGGCAATCCGACAGAAGTTTGGGGCATATCCCAAAGACATGTCGGTCACCGATCAGACCCGCGCCGCTATCGACGAAATTCGAAGCAACCGCCGGTTCGGTCGAACGGCGCGTGCGCTAGAAGGTAACGATCCTAACGCGATGCTCGGTGCCCTCGTAGAGAACTACGAGGCGCCACAGGATACCGGCCGAGCTCTAGCCGAGCGCAGGAGGCACTACAGGGACTTCCGGCCCAACGGTGACGCGGCCGGTTCTGAGCCGAACCGCATAGCAGGCAATGGTGACTTCCTGCCGAACGGGGCGCCACGAGTGCTCAAGCCGAATAGCATGAAGGACGCTCCCGGTTTGACGGCAGATGAGGCCAGCCGGCTGCGGTCGGGGAACGCCGACGGTGACGCTTGGGCGGCTCGCGAGAAGGCTCGGAAGGCTTTTGAAACGATGCAGCAGGGCGAAGGACGGCTTGATGCCTCAGCGGGCCGCGCTGGCGTGATGGGCGGCAACAAGCTGGAAGCGAACGGCAGTGTCTACGTGCAGGTGCATAAGCCCGGGCCTGAGACCAACGTTCGCACCTCAGCCTCAGGCAGCCTATTCAAGGATGTCGTGCTGAGCCGCGGGCGTACGATGGCGCCGGCTGAAAGAACTTAGCGGGCAACGGCTTTAGGAAAATCCTTGAGCACAGAGTTGCAGATCGTGGTGTGCCCACGCTCGGTCTCGCGCTCGTCGAAAAGTTTCATACCTGAAGCTAAGGACTCGCTCATCCGCGCTTCGCTCATGTGTTGCCCACAATCGCGGGCTTGAGCCAAAACGTCCTTCGCGTAACGACTGAAGCCGCATTGGAACTGCGCTCGACTGAGGAAGCCGTGAAGCTTGACGTAGGCTTCGCAGTCAAGGGCCGAAGCTGAAGCGGCGGATAACAGCAAAACAGAAGCGGCAAGTACCGTGCGCATTATGGTCGGAACCTCGGTGAGCTTGAAGCGGATCGCTGCTGTTGATCAATAGTAAGTCGACCCGAGGCGTATCGAAAAAGTCCAGTGTAGTAGTTAGCTGTTCCAAAAATTTGTTTCGTGGCGCGCAATGCGTCGTTCCGGCTGTAATCGGATAGCAGCGGCCATATTTCTTGCAATCGATCGTAAGCTTCTTGCTCTTGCCGCACACAGAAGGGTGCGACTTGTTGAGAGGCGGTACGCGCGCAAGCGGCATCAACATCGTTTTGCGGGATCTCAGGCAGAGCTTGGGCGGTCGCTGAGGCGGCCCATAAGGTCAGCTGAAGTGCCAGAATCGTGCGCATGCTCTCAAGATGGAGAGCCTGAGCGTAGCCGTCGAGGGGAACAGTTATAGAACATGGCTGACAGCCCTTGGCGTGATCGTCTACGCCCCGCCTCATTCCGGGGCGTCCCATTCCACGTCGAGGTCGGCGGGCGCTCTGCAGGCCGCCGGTTGGCCTTCCACGAGTACCCCAAGCGGGACGATCCCTACACTGAGGATCTTGGCCGCCGCGGTATGGCGATCCCAGTCACCGGGTACTGCATCGGCCCATATTTCCTCGACGAGAGAGACGAGCTTCTCGACGCTCTCGATGCAGAGGGCTCTGGCACGCTGGTTCACCCGACCCTCGGCGAGTTCGTGGTCAAGGCAGGACAGTGCGCTTCTCAGGAGCGGCGTGAACGCGGCGGTTACGTCGAGTTCGAGATGCAGTTCTTTGAGGCAGGCGACGACGACGCCTTCGACGTTCAGGACGACACGCAGGACCAAGTTCGCTCGCAGGCCAGCGCGGCTGGCGACACTGCCGCGACAGCGGGCGATGCCCAGATGGCCAGAGAGAACGACGCCCTGAACCGGGCGCTTGCAGCAGGTGCCTGAATGAGCTTGCGCCGCGACCAGCCGACACTTAATCTGCTCGGCGCTGTCCTTGACGCGATCCTGTCTTTTTCGGGAGCCGACGACCTCGGCACGATCGGGGCCGACCTTGACGCCGCCGTTGGTGATCTTCACGCGAACGGGCAGCGGTTGTTGCGCCAGTCTGCGATCAGCGCGCCGCTGTTCAATTGCTTCGACCTCGCCCGTCAGACCGGCATGGCCTTCGACGCCATGGAGCGGTTGCGGACGACGATCGCCGCGCTAGAGACGACCGACGCCCGAGCCATCGTCATTCAGACGCGCAGCCTCGTGTTCTGCTGCATCCAGGAAGCTGCGATCCTCGCGGACACGACCTTCCCGAGCCGAAACGAGATTGAGCGCGTTCAAGCACTTGCGACGGCGGCTTTCACCGTCTCGCAGGATGCGACGGCAGAGATTGGCGACTCCGACACCTACCGGGCTCTCGTGAGCCTCCGGGCTATGATGGTCCGGGATCTCACCGATCGATCCCGCCCCTTGCCGCAAATTGTGACCTACAATCTGCCTCGCGGGCCTTCCTCCCTCGTCCTCGCCCAGCGCCTCTATGGCGATGCCAGCCGAGCCGACGAGTTGATCGCGGAGAACGCTGTGGTCCATCCTCTCTTCATGCCGCGCGCTGGACGCGCGCTCTCGGCCTGACCAATGCCGAACCCGAAAGAGGTCGCCTCCATCAAGGTGAACGGCAAAAGCTATCTGAACTGGAAGTCGGTTTCGGTGAACCGCACGTTCGGCCAAGCCGTCAGTGTCGCGACTTTCACAGCTGCTTCTCCTGCCGAAGCTGGTGCGCCGACGTGGGATAGTTTGAAACTCCGCGTGGCGGATCGCGCTACCATTCTGCTGGCTGGCCGAAAAGTCATAGACGGTACAATCTCAGCCCGACAGCCAGCCTACAATGACAAGGAACATGGGCTCCAGATCACCGTGTCGTCGAAGATGGCGGATATCGTAAACTCTACGGTCGATCACGAAAAAGGCGAGTTCAAAGGATACTCACTCAGCCAGATCGCAGGTGCAGTGCTCAAGCCTTACGGCATCAAGTTCCAGCTGCAAGGCAGCACGGACGGCGCCGATAAGATTTTTCCGAAAGTGAATGTTCAGGCCGGAGAGAGCGTATTTTCATTCATTGAGCGCTTGTGCAGGTTCCGGAACGTTTTTCTCCGCGATGATCAAGACGGCAACCTAATCGCGTACCGATCCGCAAAGCAGACTGGCACAGGCGCTGAGCTTGAACTTGGCCGCAACATCAAGGCAGGATCGCTGCTGATGTGCGACGAGAATGCGCTCAGCAAGATCGATGCGATTGGCCAGCAGCCTGGGAACGATCAAATCTACGGCGATGCCGCGCGCGATGTGAAGGCCACGGCTACAAACCCAGCCGTGACGCGCAATCGGCCCTACAGTTTGATCGCCGAGATGCCGGGGGACAAGCGCGACATGCAAATGCGTGCCGACCACGAATTGGCGACCAACTACGTGACGATGCTCTCGGGCAGCTACACTGTACAAGGCTGGTTCAAGGACAGCAGCACGCTCTGGCTGGAGATGATTGGCAAGACGATCACGGTCCACGACCCCTTCATGTTCCCCGACAACCGCATGGCTCTGGCGATCCAGGGTGTGACCTCGACGCAGGGGCCTGAGGGTACGCTATCGGTCTTGGACATGTGCCTGCCGGGCCGCCTCGGCGGGGGCAACCTCATCGAGGCGAACGGCCCGGGTGGCGTGCCTGGACTGTACGGTTCAGGCACCGGGCAGGCCGCCTAACATGGACCGCTCCGGTTTACGCCCACCGCCTGACCGCGTGGCGATGACGCTATCCCGCGCCATCGTCTCGACGGTCAACGACAGCGAGTTCATGCAGAAGCTCGGCGTCAAGATCCGGGGCGCTGAGACCAACACCGACGTCGAGCACTGGCATCATGCCGGTGTCACCCATTACCCGATGCCGCCGGATGCCAAGGGCGCAGCCGAGATCATCCTCGCCACCCTGACAGGCAATAACTCGCACCCGATTGCGCTTCCGGCCGCTGACCGCCGGTTCCGCCCGAACGGGATGAAGCCCGGCGACACGGCGGTGGCCGACGCCAACAAGCAGACCATTCACCTCAACGAGGTGTCGGTCGTATTGGACAGCCCGAAGCGCTTCGATATGCGCGTCACGGCAGGGCAGGGTGGGGCAAAGGCCAAGAACGCCGGCGCCGATCTCAACTCCGAAAAGAAGCCCGCGACCACCATCACTGGCAAAGCCACGGGGACGCTCGCCACTACCTCGACCGACGCCACGACAGTCGTAGGCAAGACGGTCGGTCTGACAGCCGGAACGAAGCCTGAGACGAGCGGCAATCACGAACTGAATCAGCAGCTGAAGGGCGTCGTCGCCCAGCTGACCCAGATCAAGGACTCGCACCACGCGCTGTTCGACGTGGTCTCAAAGCTCAGACAGAACGTCGAAAGCGTCGTTCCGGCCCTAGCGCCGGTCAACGCCGCCTCTCAGGTCACGACGGCGCTCAGCGGTTCCCCGGCGGGCCTCGACGCCATGAAGGCGCTCGCATCGGGGCAGCTGCAGGCCTACTTCCAAAACGCGATCCAGACGGCCCTCCAGGACTTCCTCAATCCAGCCCGCATGATGGGGGCGGCGAGCGTCATGTCCGGGGGCGTCGAGGGCTTGATCGCCCAAGCCCAGGCGCAGATCGCGAGCCTGATCGCTGCTAATCCAGTGGCGGCCCAGGCTGACGGTTTATTTTCTCGGATTGAGGCGCTGGCGGATGCGCCCCTGCCATCGGATATCGCTGGCGCCGCTTCAGCCGTACTTCAGGCTCAAGTTGATCTACTAGCCCGTCAAAATCCAGTGGTCGGGCAGGTGCAGCAGCTACGTTCCCAGCTCCAGTCGCTGATCGACGGCGCCGGCCCAGGCTTGGGCTTCCTCGCCCCGCAGCAGCGGCTTGTGCAGGGGCTGACCCGGTCGATGCTGTTCAGCAAGAGCTGAGAAAACGACATGGCCCAGACGCACGTCACCGTCGATGTCATCGACAGCGCCACGCCGGCGTTGAAGCTCGCACAGTCGCTCCTGCTTGGCAGTAAGGTCGAAGCACAGCCATTCCCGGCGGAGGCGGCCGTGACTGTCCGCGAGAACCGGCCGGCCAACCACCGTCTGATCGTGGAAACCCTGCCATCGCCGGCATTCCTGCGCTGGCTTGCCGACCATATTGAAGCGGATCTAGCCGCCCGTGGCTGATACTCTCACCGTCCAATCCCGCAATGCGGTGACGCGTGAGTGGCTTCTGACCCCCGTGGATCAGCGCGACCCGACGCTAGACTTAACCGATTGCGTCGTCATCGCCCTTGGCACGGATCGACTGGCCCGCGCCGACGACACTCTGCCGATCATCGGCGACACCAATCGCAGGGGCTGGTGGGGCGACCTTGATGCTTCCGGCATGCGGGATGGTTGGCCGATCGGAACTCGGTTCTGGCTCCTGCAACGATCAAAAATTACGGGCCCCGAAGCGCGGCAGGGTAGCACCGTAGCGCGCGCTGAAGACTACACCCGTGAGGCGCTGCAGCCCTTCGTTCAGAAGGGTGTCGCTTCCCGGCTCAGCGTCGTCGCGGAGCGCTCCAGTATCGAAGGCATCACCGTGCGAGCCACGCTCTACCGTGGCCCACTGCCTTCCATCGAACTCAGGTTCGCTCAGCTCTGGAATGGGATCAAGGCCTGACGCATGCCGCTTGCGATCCCCACTCTCGCCGAGACGCGAGCGCTCAGCCGCGACGGCGTCATTGAGGCATTGCGCGTCGGCGCTCTACCCGGAAATAGCCCGGCCGGCATCCTCGCCGACGATA